TAGAAAAATGGAAAGGCTATAATTTTATAGTGTTAAGATTAGGCTCAACCAGAGGATCAGTTCGTTATTTTAAACCATTAAAAATTATTGAAACTGAATCTTTATATTCCATGTCAATTATAAGAGAAAAGAAAACTAAAAAATTATTTGCTGGATTTTTAATACCTTTAAATAATGGTAATTATGATGTGGTTGATAAATCCACAATTACTGACCAAACTATATCTGTTATGGCTCAAAATATTCAAGTTGATGCAGCTTCAAAGTTTATGGCAGCAACCTTTCCTAACAACAATCAATGGGTGTTATAGATAATTTATAATACTGTTGCAATTATCATATAATAACATTATAAGTTATTTATATGACGAATCACCCAAAAATATTAGGCGATTGTTACAAAAAATTTAACTTGGCACATACTAGTAAAAGCCAAAACACAATTCCTGACGATATAAGATTCAGAAATTACATTGTACTTACCCCAAAAGAAAAAGCTAACTTACCAAGTAATTGTTCTTTTACTGGCGGTACGATTGCACATGAAATAATTCAAAGAATTTTATGTAAAAATTTATCTTACCAACAAGCACTAGAGTCTGTGCAAGATAGAATAACTAATTACAAAAGTATTGATGAAAAAGATGATTTAAAATTTGGTCACATCATAGATAACATGGAAGATTTAGTTAATAACCATTTAGCTAACATTGATGAAGTAGGCAAACAAACCTGGCAAGATGAATTAGAATACACACATTGGGCAGATGGCATTAATACTTATTTTTTAATGTATGTAGATTTGGTTGGCCAAACAGAATTTTTTGATATTAAAAATGTATTTGGCACACTAACTAAAACTAAAAAAGGTTTTAGTTATTCCAAAAAAAAATGCCCAAAAGTTCCATACCATTCAGATTGTATGCAGCTTGCCTTGTACAGTAAGGAACTACCAAAACTTAAACCTTGCCTGACTTATGCAAGTGATAGCGATAGAGTTGTTTTTACACCTAGCAACTGTGTAGAACTTAGACCTGATAGCTTACAATATTATTATGAAGAATTAGTTCTTTACCAAAAGTGTTGGGAAACAAAATTAGAATTAGCTAATGGCGACCCTAAAGTTCTAGCAAAACTTTGCAAACCTGACTTATCAGAAATTAGAAAAGATGGCTTCTGGTGGAAAGGTTTAGATCCAGAAATTATTAAAAGATTTAGAGGTTATTATGAACTTTAAACAACTGATTGCACACTACGATTCATTGCCAAAAGATCAGCTAATACAAAAGCTAGTAGATAAAAATGCCTTGTTGCTAAAACAAGAAAACGAAATTGAAAGACTTGGCAAGGAGCTAAAAGATGTCAAGGAAATAGAACAAGATCACAAACAATTAAATGGCAACTTACAAAAAGAATTAGACAAACTAAGGGAGAGAAAATGAAAAATTTACAGGAAGCTATAGCTCAATTTAAAGCAAGTATTAAAAAAACAGATTATGAAAAAGTTAAAGGTAATAGAGATTATCTTGGTGTTGCTTACCGATTAAAATTTTGTAGAGAATTTTTTGGTGAAAGACTTCAGATACTTACTAAAAGTGTTGAGCTATCTAATGGCTCTCACAAATTTATAGCTGAAATTTTTATAGATAATAATTGTTTAGCAGTTGGTGAGTCTAAGCAAATGCACAATAAAGAAAAAGATTTTGAAAAAACACAAACTGTAGCTATTGGTAGAGGGTTAGCTTTTCTTGGGTTTATGGGTGATGAGATTGCTTCTAAAGAAGAAATGGATCAATTTTATAGAAATGATGAAACTATTACTGAACCAAAAGAAGAAAACAAACCATCAAAAAAAGTTTCAAAAAATATTACTCAGTTAGCTGATGATTGGATTAGTCAAATGCAAACTGTTGCAAAACATTCTAAGTCACAACTTTATTTCGAAAAAAATTTAACTCCTATTAAAGATAAATACAAAGATGATTTACTTTTAATAGCAGCTGACCCTATTGAACAGCTAAGGGTTGATACAGAATACAACAAACTAAAATCACAAATACAATCAAGAGGAACAAATGGCAGATAGTAAATACGATAATTCAGGTGCATTATGGAAAAGACAACCAAGAGATAATGATGATCCTGGTAAAAAATATCCACATTACACAGGCAACGTAACTATTAATGGAACTACTAAGTCAGCTTCGGCTTGGCTTAATACTGAAAAAGGTACTGATCCAGAAAAGGCTACTCAACCTGACATATCAATTAAATTAAACGACCCAATAAAGAAAGATTAACATGGAAAGTAAAAACCCTCCTCACTATCAAAAAGGAATACAAACTTGCGATGCCATTATGAGTCAAATGACTCCAGAAGAAAACATCGGCTTTTTGAGAGGATCAGCAATGAAATACTTATCTAGGTTTGGTGCTAAAGGAGGGCAAACACTAGAGAAGGCAATTATGGATTTAGAAAAATCTAATTGGTTTAACCAAAAGTTAATTAACTATTTAAAAAGTCTAGCAAGCGATGGCAATGATTTACGAAATACTAAAACCAACGTAACAAATTTATTTGAGGAAATTAAATGATACTTAAAAATGGAAATGGCAATGGCAATGGTCATATTTACCTAAGCCAAATAAAAAAAGATGTTCTTGATTTTATAAAGCACTTCATTGAAACTTATGACTATGCTCCAACCTACAAAGAGATAAGTGAAAAATTTCATTTTACTAGAGCAAGAGCTGGTGCTTTAATTGCAGAGTTTCGTAAATTAAATCTAATTAGTAAAAGCAACCAGGCTCATAGAAATATTGCCTTATCTAAAAAACAATTAAAATTAATACCCACACTTAAAGTTAATAAAAGTTATTCAACAATGGAGTTCAGAAAATGAGCAAAGTAACAAAAGAAAGTTTTTTTGAAGCTAACTTCAAAGTTGATGAAGAATTTGACAATGCAGAAATAGCTGCAAAATCAAATACTCCTAGCAATGATGCTAGGGTTACTGTCCTAGATATTAAGTTTGATAAATCTAGGATTAAATTAAACAAAGATGAGGAGTCTAAAGAGGATGGCTTTAAGGAAAAGTAATAGTCTTACAAGACGTTACCAAAAACTTGAAAAGTATCATGCTGAAATTATGAAACCGGCTAAGTCTGGCAAACCAAGACAGTGTGTTCATTCAAGCGTAGCGTTCAAAAAATATGTTAAGACTTTTAGGCAGATATGCTTGGTAGAAAATGAAGATGCCAAGTTCATGTATTCGCCTTAATAACTGATGTACTTAAAAGTTGTAAAAAACTATAGGCTAGGAGTCTGCACAAATTAAGGAGAGAAAGATGGCATTGAGTAAATCCAAAACAGATTTTGAAGTAACGATTGCAAAAGCTGTTGGTAATAAAATAAAATATTGTAGAGAAAATTATTATAGATCGGTTAAAGAAATAGTAGATGGTGAGTTTAAAGGTACTTATAAACCAGTTAAAATGCTTGTTACTCAATCAAGGTTAGCAAAGTTTTGCGGTGTAACATTTCAACAGATTCAAAAATATGAGAAAGGTGGCAATAGTTGTAGCTTACCAAGACTGCTAATGATTGCAGCATTTTTTCAAAAACCAATAACTTATTTTTTAGAAGATATAAATTTAGAAGAATTATTAGGGCAAGACACTTCTCCAAATAATAACCCAATAGCTCCCTCTTTAAAAGAGTATGGGATAACAGAAAAAAGTAAGTGTCATTAAATGTGAAAACTATAAGAGCTTTGTAAAAGAAACTCTTATATTTATTTGTTGTGTGATTGAGGGGGAGAGAGATCTCCCCCTTTTTTTTATGTATTTTGTAATTTGGAAACCTAAAGATAAATTTACTAGCTTTAGCAATGTACTGTTTGCATTTGAAAAGGATGCTATAGAGTTTGCTAAAAAAAGTGTTAAACGAAAAATTGAATGGGATGTAGTTCTCTATAACAATGAGAACTACGATAAGTATTGGTATAAATAATTAATTTTTTTTATAAGGTTTAATTACTTGTTTAGCAGCTAACCTATTTATTGGCATAAATTTTGGTGGAGCATTTACAAGTGTATTAGTTGAACAATGTATATGTGGAGTTTGCTTTAAGATTTTTCGTTCAGCATTTTTTCTACTAAGTTCATTAATCTTTTCTTTGCATTGTTCAATTTGCAATTTATTAGACTCAGCTTTAGCTTTTACATGATTTTCTAATTTTGCAATTGCCTCTTTCTGTGTATTTGAGTTTATTAAAATTATAATATGCTCAACTAATTTTTTAGTTATTTTTATCTCATCAGTTAGAAAAGCAATATCTAACTCATACTGTTGTATAGATTTTGGCATTAAGACTCCTTTTTAGTTGTTGCCACCTCTATTGTGTGATCTATATGTTTAATACCCTTATTAACTATCTTGCCTGTCAGTTTTACAGTCGGCTTTATTAGATTAGTGTTTTCGGCTAACTTGTTATAACCTTGTTGTACATCTATTCCTTTTTTAGCTAACGCTTCTGCTACTGCTTTTGCTATTATATCCATATCTCTCTCCTTATTTCCAATTGTAGTGTTTGTTTTGATAATCTATGTTCTGCACTTCATCACCATTGCTTTGATATGGTTTGATGTAAGTGTCCTGGACAAAGTTAATATCCTTATCCCCTAGTGCTTTTGCCAAATCTATAGCGTTAGTGTACTTGCCGGTATATGCCCAGTAAGTAGCTGTGAAATGGCGAAAGAAGTACGACTTTCTATCTATGGGTAGTTGCACCTTATTTTTAGCTAACACCCTCTCTAAGTGGCTAATAATAGCTTCAATACATATATATTTACCTTTGCTATTAAGAAACAATATAGATTGTTTGCTAGGCAAAGAATTAACATAATCTGTCAAAACATCTTTAAGTGCAGTAGAAATAACTAAAGTTCTATTACCATTAACTGTCTTAGTATCGCCAAGTTTCTTTTTAGCTTTGACCGCTTTATCAAATCTAATCATTGGTATATTGCCTTTAAACAATAAGCTTTTTCTATCTAAGGCTCTGGCCTCACTTGGTCTGCAAGCAGTTTCAAGCAGAACCATACAGATAATTTGAATCATTTTATTACTTATACCGCTAACAATATTAGATACTCTCTCTAACGACCACTCATGAAAATCCAATGCTTTTGTAATTTTTTTGGGTGTAACAATAGTAACTAAGTAATCTTTATCTTTGCAGATATTCTTAGCTAACTTATCAGTATCTACCTGGTGCTGAATAATTAAGCTTAAAGTATTAAATATCTTCCTAGCGGTACTAGATTTAATTTGAGCTTTTAGGATCTTATTTTTTAAGTAATCTATAAACTCAAATACCTTATGCTTATCAATAGTTCTTATATCTACATTTTCAAAAAAAGGTAAAATGTGATTGATATAAAAGCTACTGTATTCACCAACAGTAGAGGGTTGGATTTTATTTTCTAACTGTTTGTATTTTTGGTGCTGCATAAAAGCTATATTAGCTTCACTTAAAAATACTTGTGAGGATGATGTTTTAAATACACCAACCTCAGTTACTTTTTCTTTAGCTAATGACTCTAATACAGATTTATTTTTATGGGATATAAACTTAACTTTACCATCTATACCCCAATAAGAATAACGCCATATTCTTTTACCATTTTTTTGTACTGGTCTAATTTGTAGTTCCATTATGCACCCCCTCTGTTGGTTAAAACATTGTCAGCACCATAATATTTTTTTTCATTAATTGAGTCTATTCGGTCAAGCAAGTTACTAGATTTTAGTAACGCAGTCGTTTTATCATTTCTATTATTTTGCAACTGCTTGATTGTTGTTTCTGGTTTGAAACCTAAATGTATTAAATTTTCAATTAATAATTTAGCCAGGTCTTTTGATTGGTACTTTTTCTCATAATGAAGTTGCAACATTCTAGCTGGGATAACTTTTGCATCATCACAGTTTTTACAACACTCACCATACAAACTTACAGGGTGTGGGTTATTACCTAAACCCTCAAAGTCATTTCTACATATTACACAATTGTTAGTCATTTTTCTCTCCTCTATTAGTTAAGTTATAACAATGTTATACTATACCTATAACAGTATTGCAAATAATCAA